CTCGCATTTGCTTTCTGGGACCAGACTTGGTTAGAGTCCATCCCATCTTCATAAGCTGGCGACCTGGGTGTGGGTACCAGTAAATGAGGGGACCTACGGGAACAAAGGAACCGCTGATGAAAGATGCATGGCACGGGTGATGTGCTTCTTCAATTTCAATCTCGTAGCCGAGCTTGAGGACTTCGTCGACAATTTGCGAAATTGTCATACTAGCCTTCAAGCACCGGATAACGAGTTTGGCCACTAGAAGAGTTTGAACACCATTACCATCTTTGGTGTCCCACTTGCCAGAGCACGTCCTGTTGGGATGTGTCCAGTGTACACCATATTGGTAATTGGACGCTTGAGTCATCCAATCACCAACAATGCAATCTTCAACTTCATCTGGGATGTATCCAAGGATACGCCGATAGACGTTCCACTTGAAATCCACAAATTGACGATTCATATGTGCGTCGTGTCGCTTACCATCTATGATGTAGTAGCGACCACGATACATGATGAGAATATCATCACCGCAAATCATGATGCCTTCAGAAAAGGAATACTCTTCAAGGTGGGCACCTAGTTCACGACTAGTATGTGCGTGCACCATCAAGAGGCCAGGAAAGGCTGCTTCGAGCGCTTCCCTAATTTCACCTTTCACAGAGTAGAACCAAGGGCCTGCAATAACATTCAAGTGGTGACTACATCCTGAAATGACTCTAGGGTCAGGATAGGTGTAACCGCCTTGTTTGAACTTGGCAAATTCTTTGTCCAACTTGGAAAATCCTTTAATGATCAACATCTTCCGCTCATCCACTGAGGCTTGGTCCCATTCTCTCTTAGCAATCAGATGTTGCCGCCGTCGTCCAACTGGGAACCTGTCATTCCAGGCATCAAAGTCAGCAACAGCGTGGGACACACCGGGTGTCAAGCAATTGAGAACTTCATCTGCCAATTCTGCAAAGAAGTTCACATCAGGTAGTGGCACAGCGGCACACTGCCTGTTCGTGACGCCAATAAGCATATTGGTACGACACGAGAGAGCAACGACTGGGAGTTGCCCACCAAAGAGAATGCCAGCCCCAAACAAGCAATCTTTTGGATTTTCCTCGTCAACAAATTTCTCTGGAGGAGAGAGGGAGACGGAGCAGTCCTCGGCAATAGGACGTAATGCATTGGTGCAAACATAACCAGGGAGCCCAAAAGGCTCTAAAGGGCCTTCAAAGCGCACCTCGGCTAGTGAGTCACTACAATACTGTCGTACCACGGGGTTTGGCTCAGCTCTAACTCCTTTCTTACGTATAATGAACATAATGAGAAAGAAGAATACCAAACCCTCGATTCGTGGCTTGACAGGGGCCGCACGTCGGTAACCAGCGGTAAGCCGATTCCAGACACGGGCTACAACTCGCATCACACCTCTAATGGGACCTGCGATGGGTCTGAACCCAAAAGCACGTGCCAAAAGCCAAGCGAAACCAAAGACTCGCAACATACGCCCATGGACCTCTGTCTCACGAGCACGATCTGCGATCCTAGCGGCCAACTCCCTGGTTGTTGAACCAGGTAGATACCAAATCCAGGGGTAAGGGTGGCAGCCCCAATCAATGGAACTAACCTGATCCTTAATATCCTCAATTTCGGCTGCATCCTTCAGCGCCCAAGAGTAGACAATATCAGTAACCTTTGAGGCTTCAACAGCGTCGTCGGCTCTAACTGCCA